CGGGAGGAAAACTGGAATTGGTGTGCGGCACGAATGCAGGGACCGGAAAGCTCGTTATCTACGCGGGCACGTCTACAACCCCCGTGACGATCGTGGATAACGTCGGGTCTGGCGTTAGCGGATGTTGAATAGTCCGCCATGCCCGGCATGTCGCCATCGGTCCGGCTGTGGGGTTCGGTCCTGGTGTCCCTCGCCATCGTGCTGGGGTTCCTGGGTGGCGTGACGCTGGTCCTGACCCAATCGGTGCCGGCGGGGTCGGAAGCGATCGCCAACGTCCTGCTTGGCACCCTGGCCGCTATGGCAACGCAGGTCGCAAATTATTGGCTCGGATCGTCGGCTGGATCAGCGTCGAAGGACGTCAAGAAGTAAGTCGGAACCGGCCCCGCTCTGATACAGCGAGGCCGGCCGTAATCACGACATGACGGAGAGAAGCCGCTTTGCCGACAAGTCATATCCTTAATCTGGTCTCGGTCCTGTCGTCAGTGACCGACATCACGGTCAGTGGGTGATCGGGGATCATGGCCCTGTCAGGAAAAAGGTTCCCAATGGTCCAATGCGCCCTATCAAAAAGCGTGAAAAGATCGGTAATGCCGCTCTGGACTTCGCTCAATGGATAGCGCGAAAGGTCGCCGAGGGGGGGCTTTCAGCGATTGGCAGTGCCGCCGGAGGCGCCGCGGCGGCTTGGGTGTTGCGTTGGTTGGCCGGGCCTTAAAAAGCCGAACATGCAAACACTGCGGCATATTCATGGTTTTCTTCGTCTTCGCGTCCATTGCCTTGTGGAGCTAGGCCCGTGTCCTCTTTGCCAATCTTCGGGACGACCGCTGTGCGCCTGCATGCCGGCCGGAAGCTGCATAACGTCCGCACCGAGGTTGTCTTCGCGTCCCTGCTGGCCGACTGCGTGACTTTCCTGGCCCCGGGCTGGTACGCGTGCGTGATGCTGGAGGACGGCCAGGGGTGGATGAGGGGACGCCTGGATACGACCAGGCAGCCAGCGCAGGACGTTCGGGACAAGCTATTCGCCGTTGCCGTCATGCTGAACCGGGAACACCACCAAGGCGGTCATTGGGTGACAGCCTGGGCGGGCGGTCGCATGCACATGCTCTGGCGCGACAAGGACGGGGATCTTCAGTTCACGTTTGAGATCGACGAACCGTGGGTGCGCGTGCGCGCGTGGCCCGATACCGAGTTTTCCGACCGTGCCACTAAGGGCTACGACCAGTGGGTCGAGCACATGAAGGCAATGGTGTTTCGGTCGAATGAGCAGTTTCGGCGCGCGCTTGGTGAACAGGCCCCGTCGTCAATGATGACCCACTGAGTTCTCAAGCATTCCTTGAAGACTTAGCCGGTCCACGAGATCGCTGGCTGCGAGCGACATCGCAGTAGCCGCCGCCGGGCTTAACCGGGCGCATCCGTAAACCCACAACGAGAAAGTGGCCCCCCAGACAATGTCCGGTTCTCTGGTCGAAGAAGCACGTCCGCTCGCCATCGTGCCAGCGGTTGTCCCTCAACCTGCACCCCAGCCGGAGGCAGGCACACCGCCCGGCCAGGATCCAGGTTCGCAAGACGAGCCAGGCCAACCGGCTCCGGCGATTTACCAGGATGACCCAGACGCCATAGCCATGGCCGCGGCACGAGCCGAGGCCGAGGCCGAGGAAAAAGGGACGCCGGCACAACGGCAGCAGCCGACACGCCAGCAGCAGCAGGCGCCACGCCCAGCCCAACCCGGGCAAGCGATCATGGTGCCCAAGGCACGCCTCGACGAGAGCCTGCGCGCCCAGAAGGCCGCAAGCGATCAGGTGGCGTACCTGCAAGGCGTCGTCGCGACGTTGCAGGCCCAAGGCCAAGGCGGGACGGCTCCGGCCGCACCAGCCTCCCAGCCGCAGGCCGCGCAACCGGCCCAGCAGCCCAACGTAGGCCAGACGATCGCGCAGCATCAAGCCTCGGTGGAAGAAGCCGCGGCAAAGTTCGATGCCGGCGAGATCACGATGACAGAGTTCGTCAAGGTTCAGACCGAGGCGAACAACGGCATCGCGGCACTGCGCGAGGCTTCCATGGCGGCGCCCCGTCAGACGATCGGTCTGGCGGACGCCGAGATCATGGCCGCGCACCAAGCCCAACTGGAGCAACAGCACCCGTGGGCCTTGGTTCTGTCCGTGCCGGAATTGCAGTTGCTGGCGGAGTACGCCCGCGGCGAGGCAATCGCCCTCGGCCGCCCAATCGGATCGGGCCCCGCAGAGACGGTCAGGCTTCGACAGGCCGTCGCTGAACTGTCCGACATGTACGGCCCGCGTTGGTACCCAGATCGGGTTGCCACCGCAAACCAGAACCAACAGCAGCGCCCTCCGGCGCAGCAACAGACACCACCTGCCAGGCCCCTCTCGCCCCAGGCCCAACAAGGCCTTCGCAAGATCGCCCTCGCGCAATCGCACCCACCGAACATCAACCACGCCGGCTCCCCCGGAAACACGGGAGACATGTACTCGGAAGATCGGATCGCCATGATGACGACCGATGAGATCGAGGCGCTCCCACCGGACATTCGCCGGCGCTACCTGGGATAACCCAACCAAAATGGCAGTTACCGACTTTGCTGCATTGTCCAGTGCCCGTAAGAAGGTCTGGGGAACTGAAATCTGGATGGCCGGACGCGATGCCAACTTCTGGCAGTCCAACGGCTTCATTGGTGGCGGCACCAACAACGTCATCCAGCGTGTGACCGAACTGACCCGGACCGAGCGTGGCGAGGAGTGCATCATGCAGCTCGTCGCTGACCTTCAGAACGACGGTATCGCGGGTGACGGCATCCTGGCCGGGAACGAGGAGGCGCTGTTCAACGACAGCATCAGCCTCAAGATCGACCAGCTACGGCATGGTGTACGCTCGAAGGGCGCAATGTCCGAACAGCGCACCGTTGTGCGGTTCCGCTCGACGGCCAAGGAGAAGCTCGGCTTCTGGTTCGGCGACAAGCTGGACGAGATGATGTTCCTGGTCGCGTCCGGGATGGCGTTCACGCTCAAGAACGACAACTCGACCCGCACCGGATCGACGCTGTCGCAACTGTCGTTCGCCGCGGATGTGGCCGCGCCGTCCTCGGGCCGCATCAAGTATGCCGGATCGGCGACCAGCACGGCAACGCTGACCACCGCTGACACGATGAATTGGAACTACATCGTGGGTATCCAGGCATATGCCAAGCGCAAGCGGATGAAGCCGATCCGTGCCGGCGGCCGGGAATACTATGCCCTGCTGATGTCCACGGAGCAGATGCGCGATCTGAAGAAGGACAGCACCTATCAGACCAACGTGGGCCGTGCGGCCACACGGGGGCCGGACAACCCGCTGTTCAAGAACGCGGCTGCGGTGATCGACGGCTGCATCATGTACGAGCACAACAAGGTGGCGACCACGCTGGGCCTGGCAAGCTCCAGCAAGTGGGGCAGCGGTGGCACCGTCGATGGTGCGCAGGCGCTGCTGCTGGGCGCGCAGGCGCTGGGCTTCGCAACGCTCGGCGATGTCGAATACGAGGAAGCCGACGTGAACGACTACAAGAACCGTCCGGGCATCGCGGTTGGCCGCATGATCGGGATGGTGAAGCCGCAGTTCACGTCCATGACCGACAGCAGCACGAAGCAGGACTTCGGTATCGTGTCGCTCTACACGGCCGCCGCTTCCACCGGCTGATCCATCTCCCGTCGCCGGACGGGGCCGCGCGCCCTGTCCGTGCAATGGGGTTCTCCACGTTCCTTCATGTTCAGGGATGATCTTTCCCAATGGCCTCCTATGCAATCTTCGAACTTCGCCTGGTGGATATGTTCACCGACGAAGCGCTCACCGCGAGCGGCGGCAAGGTGTACGTCGCAACCGCGGCCGATACCTCCAAGAAGACGCTCTACAACCCGGACAGCGATTACGCCGCGTTGTCCAACCCAATCACGCCCAGCAATGGCCGCATCCGCTTCGCGGTCAGCACTGGCGTGACGGGGCAGGAAACCCCACCGACGGTCGATATCTACGGCATGTCCGGCGAGGGCATCGCCTTCCAGAAGCGGGGATGCAAGCCGGGAGACCCGGATATCCTCATCCTGGATACGCACGCCACTCAGCATACCCTCATGGTCCCGTTCTCCATGACGGATGCAACAGCGGCCACGGAGATGGACACCGGGTTCGACTTCACCGCGGGCATGTGGATCGACCCTATCCGCCAGTCCATCTACGTGACATCCATCGACGCAACGGAGACCATCGAGGTCGGGTTGCTTTCGAGCGAAAGCGGTGGCGACGCCGACGGCATCATTGACGCACTGTCCGTCGGTGCTCTCGGCGTCATCAAGCCGACGCTGACAAACGCAGCCGAGACGTTGGGGGCCTTGCTGAAGGTCACGAACAACTCGACGAGCGTGCCGGAAGGCAAGGTGATCGCAGCCGCCGTCAGCCTAACCTACACCCTGACCACCGGCAGCGACACGGCCGAGGGCATCATCGTCGTGGGCTACAGCCGTCCGATCGTCCTGGCGTAACCAGTGCCCGCCCGCGGATGAGCCGCCCGCTGCATAATCGTGTGCGGCGGGCGGTTCCGCTTCTCCCTCATTCAGCAACAAGGAAATGACCCGCCATGGCATTGAGCAGCGCCGCCGCAACCGCCCTCCGCCCGCCGGGATACTGGGGCGTCCGGGATTCCAACGCCCGAGAATTGGACGCCGATGGAAACTTAAAGCCGCGCATACATGAGGCGGTCAAAGGCAGGGTGTACGCCCTGTATTTCGACCGGGACACCTTCATGCCGGAGGAGCATGCTCGGAAGTTCCTGAAGGATATCAGTTGGGAAGTCACCGACGCCGAGGGCGATATCGTGGCGCCGCTGGCCCGGCAATCCCTGTCGCGTCGCATGCCCGATGCTCTGGCCCCTGGTGTGGTGATCGCATCGCTGGAAGAATTGACCCAGGAAGCGTTGCTGACCCGCGCCGCGCAGCGCCCGCGCACCCCGAAGTTCACGGCCGAGACCAAGCGCGACCTGATTATCTCGTTCCTCTACGACGAGTTTGAGCGCGACGCGATGGGCGAGGACCCGTCCACCGGCATGGCGAACCCGGCGACCAACTCGCCCGGCATGCCACGTCTCGAAGCCGGCCTTGGGGCCGACGATGTGGACCAAATGGACGAGGACGAGACCAAGAAGCTCCTGGCCGGGGTGTAACCAGCTATGTCGCGCCTCTACTCGATTTCGGAGATCTGCGATCGTGCCCTGCGCAAGATCGGGGCCTTCGCCATCCGCTCGTCCGGC